GCGCCGCTTCAAGCCTTATAGCAGCCTCTATAAGAAGGTGCGAAAAGCAGCCGGCTACAGCGACCGACCAGACATGACCGTCAGCGGTCATATGATGCGATCTATAAAGCCGATGGACATAACCGATAACGGCGCCGCGCTTGGCTTTGTCGATACAGTAACGCCGCCTAAGCGCACCATCTTACAGAAGGCTTGGCGTAAGCTAGACAAAGACACGCAGCGCAGTTTCTACGCTTTAGCAGCTAACGCCAAGCGCAGAGCCGGCAAGCGTTCAGGCGTTGGCGGGCGGCAAAACCCAAGCGCCACCAAGGGGCGGCGACGATCTAAAGCGCCGCAGTCTGGACACCCTGCGCCGCTTGCTTCTGAAAAAGCAGCGTACACCAACAGGCTGCGACCTTGGTTTGGTCTAGGTCCAAGAGGCAGCCGCCGGCGCGCTGAGGTTATGAGCCAGGCAATCAACCTTTTGCAGGAAGTCTACAGCGCTCGAATGGAGCGCCGAGCGGCTCGCTTAGAAAGAGCAAGGCAGAGGCGCCAGACTAATGATTGATTTGACGACCGCATTAAGCGGCGATAGGAAGAGGAGGGTCTAACGATGACCGACACAAGCCAGGTGCTGGACGGCGCCGAAACAGTAGCGGACGCAACTGTACAAACCGTAAACCGTGAAGAACTGAACGAGGCTATAGCCCGCAGGCAATCCGCTCTGGAAAGAGCACGATCTGCCGAAGAGCGACTAGCACAGTTAGAAGCGGCGCAGGCGGATAGGGACCGAGCAGAGAAGGAAGCGCAGGGGCGTTATCAAGAGCTAGCACAAGAAGCCGAGGCGAAAGCCGCCGACCTTCTAGCCAAGCTCGAAGCTAACAGCCTTAAGCTAAACAGCCTTAGCGACAAGCACAGGCAAAGCTTAGACCGGCGCTTTGAGAATCTGCCCGAAACAGTGCGTGAGCATCTGCAAAAGCAGTTTGGCGAATCGCCTAACCTTGAAGCCTACGAAAGTGCGGTATCGCTTGCCGAGTCATTACAGGCACAAACAGCGCCCGCTGTTATGCCTCGGACCATTGGCGCACAACCGAGCGCCGGACGTGTTACCGCTGTGAGCAATGGCGGCAAGGCGACGGCGCAAGAGATTGCAACGATGACCCGAGCAGAGCAACGAGCATATTTAAAACGACATTACGGATAAAGGAACCAAACAATGTCTACCACATCAGCAAACTTAGCGGGGTTGATTCCCCACGAGTTAATGGCTGGCGTCTTGCAACAAAGCATGGGCGATCAAGCCAACCTTTTAGACCTTTGCGCAGTGCGCGAAGGTTTCGTAGCGTACAAGTTCTCTGAACTTAACAGCCTGACGGCTGGCGCAGTTGTTGAAGGCGCAGCAGTTGCGCCTGCTACGGTTGCGCCTGAAGCTGTGCGAATCGTCGCCACGCCGCAAGAGGTGGCTCCAGTGCAAATTACGACCTTAGCGCAGGAGAGTCAGGAAATCGACTGGATCAACCTTGCGGGCGGTCTGGGTAAAGCGCTTGGCGATCGTGCCAACGCTTTGGTCTGCGCTACCTTTGCAAACACGTTTGGCACCGGTGCCGTGCGTGAAGTTGCAAGCAGCACCGACGGTGCAGGCAATCCGCTTGGCATGGACATTCAGACGCTCGAACTGGCTTTGCAGATCGCTGAAGGCGACAACCTGCTGGCTAAGTCTTTCGGGACGCCTGGGCAGCTTGCGTTCGTGTTGCATCCCTCGCAGGTGTCGGCGCTTCGTGCTGCAGTTCGCGCTTCGTCGAACTACATCAGCCGCGAAGACATCTTGGCTACGTTCCCAGCGTTGAGCGGTAACGGTGTCGCCTTTGGTTACTACGGCGTGCCGGTTATCTCTTCGGCAGGTGTTGCGCTTAGCGCTCACACCACCGCCAACGGTGGCGGTAGCAACTTGTTCACCGGCATCGCTCCTGCAGGTGGTAACACTCGCAAGGGTGCTCTTGTGGCAATTGACGCGTCCATTGGCTTCGTCCAGCAGAAGGCTCCGAATATCCGCAGCGAAAGCTCGGTGCTCGTGGGTAGTGGCTCGACCACGTTCGTCGCTGGTATGGTCGGCGGCGCTGAGCGCATCAGCCACCAGCTTGTTTGCGTGCAGTCGGCATAATGTCGGGGCTCGCTTACATGAGCAACGGCACCGGCGGCTTTACAGTCGTCGGTGCTGATGCTGTGGCAGAGATGCAAGACAAAGGCTGGCAGGTGGATCGCGTTGTCGAAGTAGAGACGGCGCCGAAAAAGCCCGCACCGAAGAAACGGGCGCCAGCTAAGAAGAAAGCTAAGGCAGAAGATTGAGCATTGAAGGCAAGCACCTAACCGTCATGACGCACCTAGTCACATGGGCTTTATTGCTCTGGTTTGCCAGCACGGCAAAGGCACAGGTAGACGGTGCGGTGCTTGCTGCTCAACGCTTGCCGGTTGTAGAGCAAAGGCTCAACGACCATGATCGCCGCATTGAGCGACTCGAAGCGCTCGACGGCAAACTAGACAGCCTCGCCGAAGACATGGCGGGCGTTATGGTGGAGCTAAAGCGGCGATGATTCAGACGATCCACAAGAGCACAGGCGGCGACGTTCGGCACGTCTGCAGCTTCGGGCGCCCTAACGCTGCGACGTTTAGCTGGCGTTTCTATAAAGAAAACGGCGACCTAATAAGCAGCGCCAATAACGTCGTCGGCACCATGCCAGACACGACAGCGCACGACAGCGCAGCCAAGCGAGGCGACCGGGTGCTGCGTACCGTGGCAAGCCTTGCCGGCGGCTGGCGCAACCTGATGATCCAGCCGCAAAGCTTGGGCACGATGGAAAGCCTTCGCAGCTTCTCAATGCCTTTCCAAGTCGGCGACAGCAACACCGACGCTGTACTCTACGACGCTCTGCCGATCGACGTAGCTAGCGGCGATCGTGTCGTGGTCAACGAGGTGGTTATCAATCTGCCATCAGGCACGACCAGCGCACTAGACGCAGGCATTTACCTGTTTGAAGTTATCGCTAACGACGAAGCAGGCGACGAGCACCGAGAGGTAACGCGTGTAGCGATCACGTCGGCGAACCTTGTGCAGCCTGCGACCTACGCCAGCTTGACCCGTCGTTACCCTGCGCTGCTCGATCAAGGGCGCCCAGAAGACCCCGATTTTACAGTAAGCCTAGACACGGCTCTTACGCTTGTCGTCGAAGCAATGGAGCGTATGGGCTTCGGCTGGTACAACCTGCGATCATGGGACCAGCTAGAGCCCGCTATAGCTGCCCGATGCGCTGCGCAAGAGTTCGGCTCTATGGGTCCGGACTTCGTAGACCTAGCCGACGAAGCTAATAACCAGGCGAACAGCTTCTTACGTGACACCGTGGACCGCTTCGCTTGGGTCGATACCGACGCAGACGGCACGCCCGCAGGCGACCACCACGAAACCTACGCCCGTGTCTGGATCGATCGATGACGTGGGCAGCAGACCCGGTTAGGGATCTAATCGTGGCGACCGTTGCCGGCGCTACCGTCGAAGGCTCGCCAGGCTTTGTCGAATGGGACCGAGCCGAAGACCTAGGGCGCCAGGCTTGGCGTCGCTTTTCAGTTTTGACCAGCAACGGCGGATTGCCCAGCTTGAAAGACGCGCCGGCTATTGGGTCTGGCGGTATCATTTATCTAAACCGAACCTACCTCGTTGAGGTGTTCTACGAGCGCGGCCGCTATCAACGCAGCATCGGCAAAGACTCGGACGTGATGACCGACGACGCCGAGCGGCTCATAGCTGCGCTGGTGCGTATGAACTACGACGAGCCTAACACTGGGCTATTGAGCCTTTTACCTGCAGCTTGGCGCATTACTCAATTGCCAACCGCTGCGTATTCCGTAGAAATAGAATTGAGCGCCAAGGTGCGCAGAGGGTTATGATATGACGCTGAAACGAATTAACCGCGTACGCATTGGCAAAATCAACGGATCGCCCGCTTGGGATCAGGTCGAGAAGTACCTAGCCGCTGACATGGTAGGCGCTGCTTACACCGATTTAGAGATGACCAGCGCCAGCGCTATGGAGCACACTCGCGAAGCTATTCAGATCACGGGACAGCGAGGCGACGGCGAGACACCGGCAGGCGTTAGCGGCAACAAAGACGCAAGCCCTAGCCTGGCTTTCTACATGCGAGGGCTAGACCTTAGTGGCGGCGCTGCTAATGCGGTCAACGCTTCGACGGCTGCGCCGCAGTACGACATGCTCCTAGAGCAAGCCACCGGCGGAACCAAGCGCAACATTCAAGGCGAAGACACTAACGGCGTTTCGACTCGCTGGGTTTTGCAGTTCGGCGTGGGTCGTGTCGGCATCGTCGGTTATGCTATCGGCGACGTGCTCGGCTGGGTCAACGCTGCCGGCAAAATGGAATGCGTGCCAGTCGTCGCCGTTGACACCGTAGCCGACACCGTAACGCTGGCAGGCGACAGCGCCGCCAACATGACCGGCGGCTTTAGCGCTGCGCCTGCATCGGGTGACGACATCTACGGTATGCGTACTTACCCGATCGACCAGACCGCAGGCGAGCGCTCGCACATTACCGTGCACGGTCGGCTCGCTGATTCTGGCATTGATCGCTTTTTCCAGGGCTGCATGGGTTCGGTTGCGTTCAGCGACGCAGACGGTTTACTGCTGGCAACGTGGGGCGCACAGGCGCAGACGTGGACCGCAGCGCAGAATCTCGCAGGCGCTCCTACCTTCGGCGCTTTCGTGGCGCCTAACTTGGGTCCGGTTTCAACCCGTGGCGCTCGTGTTCTTATCTGCGCTGACAATAGCTGGGGCGTCGATGGCGCTGGCAGCTTTACGCCTGGCGCAGCTACCGGCGTCGCCGTAGCCACTGCGATCAGCGCAAGCTTCGACACCGCCACCGACATCCAGCCACGCACCGCAGCGACAGGCACCAACGGTCGGCAAGGCTTCGTGGCTGTGCAAAATAACTGCAGCACCGAGATGCGGCTGTATCACGACGGCACCACCAACGCCCTGTTAGCTGGCGGCTCGCAGACCTTCGGCGACGGTGCCGCTTTGTCGTTCCAAAACGATCAGGTCTTTAGCGTGCTTATGCAGTTCGGCGACCAGCCAGGAAATACGGTTGTGATCGAGATTCCCGGCGCC